CTTTTTGTTCCATGTGTTCGCAAGAAGTGTTTACAAGTGCAGTAATCTGTGGTATAATTAAAGAGTTAGCTATGTTGAGGGTAGAGAATGATATGTCATAATCATGAAATAGTTTGTGCCCGTATGCCTCACACATTGGATCCATGTCCGTAGATTCAATATTCATCTGTGGATGTGGCCACATCTGCCTTAGCTGATAAGCCATCATACCATACCAACCACCGACAACCAAAATTTTACCAGCATCATGGTCATATAATTTACAAAGTTTTTCGGCTAACCACTTTTTACCATTCCAATGGTTTTCATCTAGCGCATGTGATAAGTCTTTAATTCGATATAGATCTTCAACACCATACATTGACTCATCATATATCTCTTCACAAAGCTTGAGCGTCCGATACAAGATCTTCGAATTCAATGTCTAATCCTTCATATGTTATAATAGCTGCAGAACTTGGTCTAATCTCGTTTTTAGCAAACCGTGAGCGTGACGTCGAATATCCTTGTATCAGATAAGCCAACTCAAAATCTTCGTGTGCTAAAAACCTATCCATACCCGGATACTTCCGCATATAATAATCACGTAAGCCAGTGTTAAAATGTTTCCATACTTTATGTATATCAGAGTTACTAGCATCCCATGTCATAACAGAACTGTTGATATGAACATCATAGTTAGATAATCGGCCATATACCTTCTTAACTTTATGCAATTCATTGATAACAGTTAACTTTGACCAATCATGCCCACCATTCAAACGATGTATAATATCATCATTAATTAATGTATCAAGATCTAGAAATATAGTTTTTCCTAACATAGGCATAGCCTCATCAAATAGCCTAAGCTTATTCCATACACCTTTAAGTGTAGGGGAACTAAAATTATTGATGATTGTAATATTAGGATCTATATCTGTAGAATCGTCAGTATAGCAATAGAACTCAAATGCATCTGTACATTTGAGCTTTATATCATTATATAATTTGTTCACAAAATTAGAAGAATACTTTGTGCCAAATTTAACTGTTACTATGTTGTATTTCATTATACGCTGCAAATAATTCTGGTATCGATTTTGCCTTTCGTACCTTCATTTTCATTTCACGGCTTGGACTATTTTTTACTTCGGGCAAATCGAAAATAGCTAGCTTAGTTTTAAAAACAGTATCTTCATCTTCGAAATTATTTATAATGAAATCTGCAACGTTTTTTGGTGTAACCGGATTGACTGTAGGTACTGACATATTAAATTTCTTATACATTTCAGTTTTTACTTGAGTAATCTGGCTATCACGATATTGATCTGCCTCATCATATCTAGCAACAACCTGTTGATCAATTTCACCCTGAAGAACTTTTAATTGTTCTATTTTATACTGATCTGCTTCTTCATATCTAACTTTAACCTGTTCGTCTATCTCAGCCTGAAGAATCCTTATTTGCTCTTCCTTATATTCATCGGCTTCACCAAAACGAGATTCTACTTGTTGATCAATTTCATCTGTAAGAATTTTAGTTTGTGCTATCTTGTACTCATCAACTTCAGCAAACCTAGATTCTATCTGCTGATCAATTTCAGCCTGGAGAATTTTATTTTGTTCCAGTTTATATTCATCAACTTCGCCGAACCTAGATTCAACTTGTAACGAGATTTCATCTTCAAGAATTTTAGTTTGTGCTATCTTATATTCATCAACCTCGGCAAATGCTTGTGCCGTCCTAGATTCAACTTGTTCATCAACCTCGGCAAACCTAGATTCAACTTGTTCATCAATTTCTGCCTGAAGAATCCTAGTCTGCTCTATTTTGTATTCATCGACTTCGCCAAACCGTTTTTGTACCTCATCATCAATTTCACTTTGAAGTAAAGCCACTTGCTGTGTTTTATATTCATCAGCTTCTGCAAACCGGCGATCTACTTGCTCATTGATTTCTTTCTGGATATTAACGAGCCATACGGCAAGCATATCTTTTGCAGCTTGTTCGATAGCGTTATGTTTAGCCTGTGCATTAGCTTCGAAAAATATTTTTGTGGAGTCTTGCACATCTTCAAGAGTGACCTCATCCATGAGATCTAAAAAGTCCTGGTTGCCATAATCTATTGGCACAAAAAATACCAGATGTTGACCGGTGTCTTCTATATAAAGAACTTCAATAGTTTTCTCAGATGTATCTACAAATTTAGTAGATACAATTTTACCTGAAAACTTTGCCATAATAAACCTTTCATTATATCTAAGCTTGTCCAATTCTCAAGAAATGAGTACTCTGGACAGTCGGAGAACCTGTTGGCACGTTTTGTGCGTAATAAGTGTTAGCATCTGGTTGTTCATACTTTGTCACATAAGCTGCAACATATGAGTTAGTTATACCTGTTCCACGGGCTACACCATAAGCAACATCCCCTGATGGGTATATCTGATATCGAATCCGTGAACCGGCATGATTAATTGCTGCCCATTGCATCCAATCCTGTAACATTTCACCAAGTGGTGCAGCCGGTGAATCTTGTATGTCGCTAGTATTAATCTTAAGACACGCTGGCGTAACATAGTCGACAGAAGCCACAGGATTGACTCTATGTAAATAGAAACTATTGGCAACGAATGACTGATTCTGTACCTCTGGTAAAGATCCAAGATTAAACGCATTTACATCAGCTACACTGTCTTGAAATATTGGAACAGCATTTACGAGTGTCGCGCCGGCTTCAGATGTCGAGGTTGATATAAAATACGTGCCGGCCTGACGGACAGTTGTTCCTGATTCAACAAGTTTTGTTATAGCTGGTACAATAAATGTATGCACAAAGTCAGTAGCGTTCATAGCCTGAATATTTCCAGATGCAGCCATATAAACTGGAAATGAATAGTTTGCGTATATTGTAGGACCGCGTTTAGGATTGGTCCCACCAAAATTAGCATTTAGATAATCAGTAAAATCACCAGAACTTTGACCTTTGACATTATTGTAGGCAACAGATGTATAAGTTGCAGCGTCAGCAGCAGGAGCTGGGCCAGCTGAAGTTGCTAATGGACCAGCTATCATATAATAATCAGTTAAAGCAGTTAAAGTTCCATTGCCCTGATCTATATTTAATGTGATGGACGGACTATTACCGTACTGTCTAATAGCTTCATCAACTATTAAAGCAATTTCAGCCGCATTCATAGACTTCAAGTCACCGTTAGGTAACCTTTTGAGCGGTTTGCGCAAAGCCATTATTAAGCACCTGCGCCAATAATCGTTTTAATTGTTGTTCCGTTCGAGTCAATTATATTTAAAGTTGTGGCTGACGTTAACTTAGCCGCACCAACAGTACCATTAATAAGTGTACTACCATTAATGGTAGCAATGCTTGTATTAATCATAGTTTGAACAGCAGCAGAATCTGTACCGTCTTGCCGATTGTCAAATGCAGTTTGTAAAGTATTGTGGTTAGCTTCTAATTCATTAATAGCAACAACGACGTCGCCTTTTGCTGTAGTGGTAAGAGTTGAGATGTCGCCTAGATGTGTACTAATTGTATTAGTCTTGGTCCGCCAAATACTAACTAAGTCGTTTAAGTCAATTGAAGTTACTGCCATTTACTTTTCCACCAGTTGTTTTAGCAAAGTCTTAATATCTGCCATGTCTTTTTTCATATGACTTACGTCATCTTTAAGATTATTAATCTCTTGTTCTTCTTCAAGCCTTTTGCGTTTTACCGCACGGGCTCTTTCTATATCAGATCTACTTGTATTTATGACGGCACCAGTATTCCGGTCTTTGACCATATGAGTGGAGCCTTCTATTTTTATATATCGACTATTCATCACACTGCCAAGGCGATAATTCGTAGATCTTTAAATGTTGGAACCTTAGCATTATTAGAAGAAGTCATAACAATTTTTACTTGGAACTTAGTGAATGGTGCTGATAGTCCGGCATTACCACCAACCAAATATTCATAGTCACGATAGATCAAAGGATTTTCATCTGTAGGTAGATTGTTAAGCTTAGTTATTTCTGTCCACGTTGTCTCATTAAACAATGCATCATCTGAAATTGCTTTATAATAAACTTTGAAATTTGAAACAGAAGGCCTGTTAGCTGCTAACAAGATTTTAAGTCCAACAGCATCCTCGGCCAAAGTGATAGGTCGAGTAATATGTTTAGCAACCGAACTACCACCTGTTGCAGTAGTTTCTGCGGTGAACACATTAGGCACGTTTGTTATTGTTGTATCAGCACCGGCAGAATCAACCTGGTTATCAATGATATTATGGATAGCCCAAAGCGATGTTCTTTGCATATCAACAACCGGAGAAACGAAAGTTGTTGCGGTATTCATATTAATTTTAATTTCAACAGACTTAGTGCCAGTCGCAATATTTGCTAATTCATTTGTTTCAGTAGCAACAAGTCTAGGAGCGTTAAAGAAATTATTCTGCCTTAGCGCAAGTGCCGAGTAAGTCAGATCCTTCGAGTACGGAGTTTCTTCACCAGCAGTAGACTTGCCTGTCATGAATTTACCGGTTACGTTTATACTTGTAGACGCCGGAATAATATTTTCAATTTGTGGGATAAGAGTTTCAAATGGTACTTGTGATTTAGCAGTAATAGCCGAACCGCCAACCGCTGCATTATTATTACCATTCGAGTCCATAGCGAATGTGTAAGTGTTTTCGTCATACGCAGTAATAGATCTTGGACCCATGATACCGGTACCAAGAATACCACCATACTTAAGAGCGGAATCAAATCCATATAGCTCTGCCTTATCACCTATCTGGAAACCATGTCCTGGATGTGTAACAGTTGCTTTATTATTACTTGAGTTAACTTGCACCGGAAATTCAGGTAATGCATTTCTTACAGTACCAGTATTCTCAAGTACAATATAACCACCTGCCGTGCTAAATGTTGCCTTATGTATTTTAAACATAAGATCCATAGTTTGATCTGGTTCCCATGTTGATGCGTTCTGAGATTTAAAGAACGAACCAAGATATGGTTGAGATGTAATACGTTTCTCAGTAGAGTTAAGTATGAACTCGCCTGTTTTTGCAATGTACATATTATAGTTAATAGATTCTGCAAGAAATACTACAGCATATTCAGTATAAGGATTTAAGAATATTGGTTCTTCAAATTTAAAGGTTGTTATAGTAGTAGCATTGTCAGAAATATTAACGTTAGATGGTGACACAAATACGACTGATCCAGGTATAATTGTATCAGATGATGGGGCACCGTTAACCATTGGACGCAACTGCATCTGAACTGGAATGCTGGCGTCTTTTGTTTTAAAGTATGCATCAATTTTTGTTACAAATACACCATCTGTCTCTGTCACCAAGAATGATTCGGCTACTGGATCTGACCAGCGTACACGTACGGGTGGAGCTGACCAACTACTTGTAACAACTCTATTAGATGTTACGGTTGATCTTTCAGAAGATATACCAAGAATTCGAGTTGAAAGAACATCCCGTTGGAATGTTTCGATAACACCTTGAGCAACAAATAGTGCAATACCAACAGAAGACGCATCATTTTCATTAGGAGCTGTAATATCAAGAAGCTTGAGCTCTCTTGACCCAGCCCTAAACTTGATAGCCTCAGTGTTAGGAATAAAGAACGAACCAGTCATTTTACCTTCACCATCAGTGAATAGGCTTGACGCGCCATCTGGGTGAGCAACCGCTGTATTGTATCTTGTACCATAGTCAATGTTGGCATCAGACACTCGTGTGAATACTCCGCCTTCGTCTCTTACCCAATTGGTAACATCAATATCGTCAAAGAAAGCAAACATACGACTGTTAGGCTTAAGGCCTTCGGCTTTAAACGCAACCTTTTGTGAACGCATGAATGGAATTAATGCAACATCAACTACACGATCACCAACAATTTCTCTAATAGTTTCGTTAAGCACAACTCTATTAACCGTAGTAACAGTATTTGTTTGTGTGCCTGAGTTACCACTCGTTCCAAAGTTATTAGAAAAACTTACTTGGGATGAATTAGTACTTGTGTTTACGACACGGCCAACACTAAGGTTGTTAATATCTGTTCCGCCCCAGTTCCATTCCCAATTATTCCACAGATTTGCTTGTGATGTATTCAATCGTTGACCACCGTCAATGACTCTGTCTGCGGCACGCACAGTTTCTTTCCAGTTATCGGAAGCTGGAGAAAGTGTTACTGCACCGAGGTTTGTAATAGCAGCGAAAGGGTTAATATTAATTGTACCAGATGCTTGATCCTGTACAATGTATTCGCCTTCTCCGTATTTCAGGTAAATATTATCACCCTTCTTGATAACACCAGATGATTTATCTGAGTCATACTTAAGAAGAATATTGTTTTCGACAAATGAAGGACGTAAAATTTTATCACGTGGATCTATTGATGCACGGTATTCAACGTTGCGTACGTCTGTTGCTAATTGATCTGAGAAGTTATCTACTAAGAAACCGGCCTTTGTTCTGTCATTACCAGCATTATCAAAAACAAGAAGGTTTTTAAGATCAAGTTCGAGCAATGACAGTGTGGCAATTTCTTCTACTTGGTTAATACGTGATTCAAGCTTACCAATGTCTTTCATTGTATAACGCTTATTCTCAATTGGCGTAGTAACCATATCAGTTGTAGATATTGTATAAGGATTTAGATCAGAGCGCCAAATCTCAAGAGAGTTGTTTGGGGTTTCTGGGTATTTCGGTGTAAGAGATGATTGTCCTTCAATAACAGTAATGTCACCTTCTTGTGTAGCAACAATTTTGTCTTGACGTGGCAAATAGTATTCTGTGTCAAACTGAATCAAGTCAGTGTTATCTGGTAGTTCGTTGATACGAGCAGTAGCAGACGTAAAGTCAGAATCTTTGTCAGTCTTACGTGGTCTAAAGTCAAGTACGTTACGCAACTGGATAACAGAACCATCATTTAATGTGTGAGAAGGAATGTTCTCATAGTTAACTTGGCCTTGATAAGAGTTGACCGCAAAGAAATCACCGGACGCACCGTGTGTAAAATATTTAAATCTTACAAATACATTGCCTGTCGGAGATGTTACACCACCTTTAAGAATTAGTTTTGCTGGCGCATACCAATTATCACGTTGACCGTTGTCAATAATGAAACGATTAGCTAAGCTTGAACCGGCTGAGTCTGAGTCAGTCAATCTGACAACTTCATATAAGTCAGGCTTATTCAGAGAAACAAATTTGTTACCAGTTCCGTCAGATTCAATCGCAGCGCTAAGTGTAGCTTCAATAAGTGTCTTAGCCCTAACCGCACCGGCAGACTTATTAACCTTAGCCATAACTTCGATGTTAGAACTTGTAGGTCCGCCCGTAATCGCAGCAGATTGTGTACCTGCACCTGATATTGATGTACTAATAATAGCACCATCAGAATCAACCGATACAATCCAATCGTTAGTATTAGAAAATGTTTCGCCAGCCGCAGTCAAAGTAAGTGATGCGTTTCCGGAAGGATCGAGTGTGGCGTTAAACTTACGTTGTACTTCAAGAGAAATATCTGATATAATCTTAGGTCGAGCAGTAGGTAGAGAAAACAGCAAACTGTTGTCAGATACTTCTTTAATAACTGCAACGCTATTTTCAAGGAGAATATCTGCATAGTCAAGTGCCGATCCGCCGACCGATCTTACAGCTCTAAATGATTGACCACTATTCATCTTAATATCAAATAGGTACAATCTATAGTTAGAGCCATCTTCTTCGACAGCACGGACACGACAAGTACCAATAGTAGCACCACCGTGTGTGACTGCTGATCTTAGGTTTCTTTGTTGGAACACATTGATGTTAGGAACACCAACCATGTTGTTTGATATAATATAATTACCGTATGTTGCCGCAACAACATCGTTATTAACTGAAATTGTTTCTCGTGCTTTATTCACATCAAATGATTTTGGTGTAGGAATATCTACTCTAAAGCCATTTACATATGCAATACCAGGTGATATAGTAAGCTTAAGTTTAGCAGCATTGGTCTCATGTTCAATATACTTAAGCTTAAATTGTTTAGCAGTAAAGTCGCCATTCGTTTCAAGCGTTCTTTTTGCTAAGCGATCTTCAAGAATATTATAGCTGTTATTTCCAGATACTGTTTCAACCACAATACCATCTACAACTCGACAGAAGAATAAGAAGTTCTCATCAGAGTCTACTAGATTTTTTGTAGTAAGTTGTAATCTAATACGATAACGATCTGCACCTGGTGCGGACCGGTTAGCCGTTGCCCCTTGGTTATCAAATAATGCTTCAACATCACCTGAACCAACAATGTCTTGCGATACAATAAATCCTACAGTACTAGTTGGAGTTACTCCGTACTTAGAAAGAATAAGCTCTTGCTTTGCAGCAAATACGAAGTGGCCTTGTGTAAAGTAATCACCACCACGTACAGAGATTTTAGAACCTTGGCCGATAGCAGGGTTTGCGACGGTGTTAGTAGTCTGTGCCGTAACAGTAACGCCCGAACTCGCACCAACAAGATCTTCGGATGGACTAACTCGAATAGGAGTTGTACTAGCAGTACCACCAAGAGTATCAGTATAATTTACATATAGCGTTGCCGGATCTGACGCTGTAGCCGCAACAACCTGAAGAACTTTAAACTTAACAGTAGAAGTTTGTCCAGTAAATTCATCACCAAGCATCGATGCCGTGTTTGCGGGCAATGAGTTAGAAGACGTATCAAGTTTTATAAACTCATAACGAGTATTGATTGTCAAGCCACCCGGATTAACAGATGCACCTTCTTTAAAGACATTACGACCAAATCTTTCGATTTCTCGTTGAATTATTGTCTGCGACTGAGTTAACTCTCTTGCCTGTAAAGCACGACCAGAGTTAAAGAGAATTCTGTGATAGTGATCACTATCTTTGAAATCATCTTTGTATGTTGTCGCGAAAAGCGTATCTGTATATTTTATTGACATTTAGTTTTCTACTCTCAGAGTTGAATAATAATTTTTACGTCTTCGGTCTGGTCATTAGACCGTATGACAGCCGCTCTATTATCTATGTATAGAAGGGTTCCAGACATGTTATTAACCGTGGGTAGTGTCTCTGCATTAGCATCGCCATCAATGCCCGCGGCATCTAAAATGCCTTCACCATTACCGTCCGTTTCTGTGATTGTCTCGCCCTCGAGGAATGGGGTAAAGCCAGTTAATTCTGTCTGGTGGAACCAAACATAGTTTGAATCTGATTTGTCAACCAAAGCTTTAGCAGCAGATGTTGAACCAAGAATTGATTTATCTTCACTAAAGGTTTGACTGATAGAACCAAAATGCAGTCTATTCAGTACGTTTGCAGATGATTGTTCCCAATCAGAATCTGATGCAAGAGGTCCAACCTTAGGATCTCTAATAAGCCCAATTTGTCTAAAGTCATTACCAGTAATAATAGCGTTAGTCTCGTTACCAATCATCCGAGTATTAAACATAAGACCAGTTGATCTAAGATCATCACGTGGATCTCCGCCCATACCCTTACTTGGTGACATTATAACACGAGCAGTTCCGCCGGTTCCGCCTCCACCAGTTAATGTAACACTGCCTCTTGTATAACCACGGCCAAAGGATTTACCTGAACCCGAATCATTCATCTCAATTTTAACAACCGTACCACCGTTTACTGTTGCAGTAGCGGCTGCCACTTTAGCTCCATTACCAGTAAATGCTACTGTAGGAGCCGTTGTGTAACCAGTTCCGCCCGCAGTAATTTTAACCGAAGTAATCTCTCCAGGTACAGCAGCAGTTTGAATTGATTTCTGTTCAATCTCAAGTGCAGATGAGTTTGAATCTGTTGCGCCAATAAGTTCTACCGGTATAAAGTTTGATGAAGTAAACTTTGTAGCCCTAAGAGCACCAATAGTGTACAGATATTTCCATACATAACCGTCACCAGTTGTAAGAGGTGCGGTGCTTGTGCCTGTTGGTTTAACTGTTGAAGTAACAATTGCACCGTTAGCATCTCTACCTTGTTGTAGGCATGTATAAATGGCGTTCTCATCAGTAAGGACGTAGTAAGCATTTGACGGATAGCCTTGGACAGCATCGTCATAGCTAGAATAAATTGTACCTGAAGACCAGTTATGCCGAGGAATAACAAATGAAACATCTTCGCCGGACTTCATAGCCTGCATAGAGTTTCTAAAATCTCGTACATCTTTCAGAGTATTCAATGGATTAGTCGGTGTATCCGAACTATCCCAATCTTCTGAACGACCAATGGCGATATAGTATGATGCCGCCGAGTCTTTGACATTTGCATAGAGGTTATCTAGTATTTGTCTTTTAAATGCGTCTGTAATAATTGCAACCATTTTCTGTTCCTATTAAGCTACTGTCGCGCCATGCTGGGCAAGCAGATTCCAGTTAGCTCCGTCCCATATGAGGGTTGTTGTGTCATGTTGATCAAGTGCGATCGTTGTACCTTGTGCAAAGTTCGTAGGAGTAATCGTAGTAATACCTGCGCCTTTGTTTGTAAATATTTTATATTCTCCGCCCACCGTACCATTAGATAAAGATATGGCCATAGCAGAACCACTGTTTGCTATTATATATGTAGCCAGAAGACTAGCAACACCAGATGCTGTCTGCGTATTTGTGCCATAAGCATTCTTTGCAATTACTACTGATCCGTTACCCTTTGCACCTACCAGAAGGCTGATGTTAGTATCATCACCCGCAACACTTACTTGCGCACCTGATCCAGTAACTGAATTTTTAATTTTTACATGGTTAACCGCAGAAGCCGTTGCTTCGACTTCAAGAATTTCAGCACCATTAACGTCATCAACTCTA